TTGATGATAGAAGTATGCATTACTTAACATTAAGGTACTCCAAATGGATTGATTTCAGACAAGTCAATAAACGTATCAGCTTCAGTTTGAATGATACGATTATCGGAATCATCTGCATCTACTAAGTCAGCCAGAGTATCGGATGAAGTTAAGTTATAACGAGTGTTGGACTCAGCACCTATTACAATACTATTTGCCGCAAAATCACCTTTGACATTGATAACTTCAAGAACTTTTGTTTCTGGAATCCAATGTTTAGATTCGGCTCTTGCTGTTGCATAAGCAAGATTTGCTCCCTGATATACAACCTCATCTTGGTGGTAATTGCCTGTTCCATTGCCTAAAGTCAAGCTAACAGTATACGCCGCTAAGTGTTCCAGATCATCAATAACTTGATCGCCTGTTTCAAAATCTTCATTGCTAAAGCGGAATACTTCACAACGCAATTCGTAGATATATGGATTTCTTTTACCTAGTGAGAAGAATAGAAGTTCTTCTTCAACGAACTTTATTTCAAAAATCTTTGCAAGTAGAGGAACATAAATCAAGTCGCCTTCGCGTGGTCTTGATGCTATTGTAGATGGAACATACTTTTCAAATGATCTGCGTGAAACGACAAAGTTAGAAGTATCACGAATTTCCAATCCAAACTTAGAGAAGAAATCGCCATCACCTTCGTAACCCTCAACGTTGGCTAGGTACATTTCAATACCGTACGCGCGTGTGAACTTAGAATTAACGCTTTCTCCAAGAACATCGTCAGCCTGGTCATACACTTCTCTTGGAAGATACTTGATATCATGACCCATAATCTGGATTGATTCCACAATCAAGTCTTCAAGAAGCATATTCTCATTGATAACAGATGGAGAAAAATTGTTGAAGTATACTGAGGTTGCCATTGATTACCCCATTATAAACTGAGGTGGTTCTTCGTAGGTATCGCGGATCAATTGCTCAACTTCATTAATTTCGGTTGTGGCCTCATCATAGATTTGTTGACCGTTCATAGTAACACCACCAGGAAGCTGCATTCCTGCAAACTTTTTCATGTTGTTGCCCCAAACGCGCTTGATGTAAGCGGTTGTTAAACGCTTGAGCATACGGTCATTCCACACATCGGTATATGTAGCCGGATTGATTATAATAAATCCTTCAACAATCAACCATTCTCCTGGTTGATTCATTTCCCAGTTCATATCAAGATACAGCTTATTTGTATGGCGATTGAATCGAATTGGTTGCTCACCAGAGAACATCATATCTAGTGTTCTAATATGCTGTTGTGTTAGAACATAGTTTACATAAGATGTACTGGTAAAGTCATATAGTTCGTGGAGGCGCAACTGATAACGCAAGTCAAACATATTAACTGAGGCATTAGTAGATGAAATTGGAAATATTCTTGTTACGCCAATGATGTTGTCTGTAATTGGTACATATCCATTACTAATATCTTCAGCAGTGAGTTCATGCTTTAGATACCAGCGTTCAACTCCATCAAAGTGAAAATCTTGAAAGTATTGTAGAGAAGCATCCACACAATCATCGACCTGATCATCATCAACATTGATATTGATAACTGGATGGCCTAACTGTCTAAGGCACCAATCTTTGTGCTGGTCTCTATTTGATGGAATTGCCATTTATATACCTCTTTTAGAGTATTTATGTAGTAAATTGATTTAAAGGCCAACCGTTTTCAATATCAATAGTCATAACTTCATTTACTGTGGTACAAGAATCTATAGTGGTTACAAACTCAGATTCCTTATTGAAGCAACTCTCCACATGTCCTAAAACTAGATAGATTACTGCCATCATTTCTTGAGCATTTAGATTGACAAATCCTTCATTTGTTTTCCAATTGATAGACCATGTATTTGGATCAGCCTGAGAAATAGCAACATGAACAGCCGTATATTTTGTTTGAGATTCTCTATCTGTAGCATACCCAACATTATTAATTGTGATTCCACCTATTTCTTGTTGCCATCTTTTTGTAGCAACTTTATTTTTGGTATGTTCTTTAAATACTTCAATGTCTGGCAAATCATAGTTATACACAACTACTATTTTATCATCACGAAACTCAATAGTTTCTCCAACTTTCACATCAATTTCGGTTGTTGGGTTAGATTCTATCCAACGCTCGACCACCATCGACCCGTCATTGAACGATATGTAAGGTAACACTGCTTCTACGATGTCGCCATTTTCTAAGATGACACGGCTAGGAATAGCGAAGTCTACCCCAAGATTATTACCCCAAAATTTTATTTCTGTGTTTGAACTGTTGATATGGGAATATCCTATTTTTTGTAACATTTTACATTCCTAACATTGGTATGTTGTTCCATAGACCGGGTGGTTCATACGCAATATATATAAATCCTGGACCGCCGACGCCGCCTGCAGAGGAACTAACCGAAGTCGTTCTTCCTCCACCGCCGCCGCCTCCATAGGAACCGCCACTTCCTCCGGCGGTACTATTACTACCGCCACCACCGGCACCACCGCCGCTTCCATAAGGACTTCCAAAATTTGTTCCCGAGCCACCTGTTCCGCCATCTGGTGTCGCACCAGCGCCACCGCCGCCTATTCCGCCATTTCCTGCGCCGCCATTACCGCCGTTGCCACTGTTGCCGTTGGTTCCATTACCGCCGACAGCATTTTGTCCCGCAGCTCCACCACCGCCGCCGCCAGCACCGTTGCCGCTTTGCCCGTTGCCGCCAGTGCCTCCACTAAATCTCACACTCCCTATACCAGTAGCAGCATCACCTCCTAGAGCACCAGTGGCATTGGTTGAACCCAAACCTCCTTTAGCCGCAGGGTTCGCAGAAGCATACGATGGAGAAGAGGTAGGCGCATTGAACCAACTGTCGCCGCCGGGCGTTCCGCTCGTCGCCTGGCCCGTTCCTCCGATACCCGCCCCTCCTACTTGATATGACACCGAGGCTACTAAATTAAGATTTCCTGTTCCGGAACAAGCTCCTCCTCCTGCACCACCTGCACCAGCCACGCCACTAGTAGCTTGTCTACGACCGCCACCACCTCCAGCTATCGCATATACGGCGTTGTTAGTCGCATTCCAGTCAACTGGCCTATTGTAAGTGCCTGATACACCTGAAAGATACTGAACAGTAAGAAAATCATAAGATAAATTTTCACCTATATCTGGATTCCAGTTCGGCAGACTCAGATCCCATAAGTATTTTTCATGCTTTAGGGTGCCTTTGGCTATTGCCCATAGAAAAGCGTCCATATCATTTCTATCATCGAACCAACCGGACCACTTGACGAATCCATCATTCAATCTGGCTCTGACTCGAAATCTAGTTCTTATGGTATCGTTGCCGAGCTGATCCTTAGGAATAGCCTGTGATGAAGGCATCCATTCCTTCTTTGGAACGGACATTAGAAATTTAGTCGGGCATATATTCTTATCAGGTAATATGATCATGGCTTACTGCATTGCATAGATTGAATAAGTTGAATAGCCAGCGATGCGACGAATCGATACTATGAATTCGTGACCTACTGTCGTGTTAAGACTGCCTCCTGTCGCTCCGACTTGCCATCCACCGGTAAAAGTAATAGTGCCCGGTGTTGATCCGTTTATAATTAGTAGATCTACAGCACAATCAGAACCAGGAACGCTAATATTTACTGCTCCATTATTTGTGAAGTATTGATAATTGCCACTAAGTGGAGTTATAGTAAAAGATGCTGAACCCATATTAGCTGAGGTTATATTAAAACCACCAGTGAGAGTTTGATTTCCTGTTGTGACTAGATAGTTAGCAGAATACGCTTGGACGTTTGTACCAATCGCAAGACCAAGATTAGTTCTTGCTGTTCCTGCATCAGTTGCACCTGTACCGCCGTTGGCAACTGCAACGGTTCCTGTAAGATATGTACCAGTATCAAGTGTCCATGTATTAGCTGCTGTCTTTTTAAGAAGACCAGAAGTACCTGCCAAAGCAGCAATAGCAGCAAGGTCAGCATCATACGCTTGGACGTTTGTACCAATCGCAAGACCAAGGTTAGTTCTTGCTGTTCCTGCATCAGTTGCACCTGTACCGCCACCAGAAACTGCAACAGTTCCTGTAACATATGTTGCAGTATCAAGTGTCCATGTATTAGCTGCTGTCTTTTTAAGAAGACCAGAAGTACCTGCCAAAGCAGCAATAGCAGCAAGGTCAGCATCATACGCTTGGACGTTTGTACCAATTGCTAATCCAAGATTAGTTCTTGCTGTTCCTGCATCAGTTGCACCTGTACCGCCACCAGAAACTGCAACAGTTCCTGTAAC